TCTGCATTTATGGAAGAACGGGAACATGAATCGCCCGATCCAACCTATCAGTTCTCCGCACTTCTGGCAGCAATGGCTTGGATACTTCACGGCTTGGCCTCCTTCTCTTCCCACAGCAGCAGATCGGCGCGGAGAGCGTCGTTCTCGGATTCGAGTTGCTTGATCCGATCCTCCCGCTTACGGACTTCGAGAGCGATTGCGCGGAGTTCGCGTGGATGGTTGCAATCGGGAGACTCCGATAGAGTCAGTATTCGTTGTTCAAGACTCACAGCTTGGCCTCCCTCGCTTTGAGCATTGCGTCGGCGTGAGCGTAAGCATCAAGAGACAAGCATTCCAAAAAGTCTGGTTTTCTAATGTTGTACATGGTTTTAGTGCCTTCACTCAAAGCAGACGATATGATTGCTTGCAAAGCCGCCGCCGCGAAGTAGTCGCGGAGGGTCATGCCGTCGTTGTGTTGTATTCCTGCCGGTGTCGGAAACGCCGGTCCTCCGTCATTCTGGATGTTCATTTCGATTCCTTTCTCTGTAGGTATTCACTGACCGCCTCATCGGCGATGTGCTGAGTTTTATATCCCATCTTCATTGCATAATCTTTCAATCGTTTGTGAGTCTCATCTGATACAACAAGCACCTTAGCTGTTGGTCGCTTGGGTTTGCTTGTTCCTTTTATTCCTATTCCAATAGCTGATTTCATATTTCTTCAATTTCTTCGCTGCACGATATATTTCCCCGGCTTGGCTTCTGCTCATCTGGTACACCCCGGTACCATCGTTGATCAATCGCTTGGCCTGCTGGCTCATCGACCGCCTCCGGTTGCGTAGTGGAGAACAAGCAGGGCGTCGCAGTTCTTCAACGTCACGTCGAGGTGCGGGTACAGTTCCTGGGCCTTCGCCTTCAGCTTACGCTTCCACTCCGCGGAGTTGGCGCAGGAGCGTTTTCCACCGAGCCCGAGGGGATCCTGCCAGATTTTGGGTTCCACGCGGTGGAGGGCGTAGCCAAGAGAGTAGGCCAGTCCTTGGATGATGCCGTAGTTCTCATGCAGGGTGGCGACACTGGATGATGGGGTCAGCTTGCTCACGAACTTCGGCACCTTCTCGATCCAGAGGTGGGAGTTTGCCACCTTAAACCCGGAGAGGAGATAGTGCATGTCGGGTAACGACTCGGGCATTGGAAACAGGAGGATTCCGTCTGGAGTTTTGATTGCGAATCCGCCGTTCACGCCTGGGTCACAGGCTACGATCGTTTTGTTTGTCATTGGTTTGTTGTGATTTGATGGTGAGAGAGTGGCCTACATAGATCCCGGCGATCACGCAGAGGGGCAGGAGGATGGCCATGCCCATGATGGTCAGGGCGGTGTTCATACAATCGCGCATCCGAGTTCCTTGTAACACTTGATCCGCTTGTTGGCGTGAGCCTGAGCGAGCGGGTGGAAGGTATCCTTGAAGTCGTGGATGAACGCTTGGTCCTTACCTGGTGACCGCCGCAGCGCACGGCTGGCCCTCTGGATCGTTTTCTGTGCGCTCCGACCTCCGGAGACCATAACGAGCGTCTCGACGTTGGGTAGGTCAAGACCCTCATCGGCTAGCGAGGTGGCGATCATGGTCTTGATGTTGCCGGCCTTGAACTCCTCCATCGCCTCGCGCCGCGCCTTCTTGGCCATCTTGGAGTAGACGAGTACAGCGTCACCGATCGCTTTCGCGTATTCCTCCCCGAGGGTCACGCGGGGTACCAGGACGAGCGTGGGTGAGTGACCGCCGCAGTTTGCGAACATGATCGCCGCTCCATTGCGTTGCTTGTTGCCAACGATACCGATCTCAGTGATAGCTTCCCAAGCGCACATGGCTCGGAGTTCCGGCTGGCTGATCCGCATGTACCGCTTGCGCTCGGTGAAGAGCTTCTCGATGTGGTCATCGATCTTCTGCTGGATCAGGAAGTCAGTGGCCGAACTCATGTACACGGTCGCGTGGGCCAGTACACCGGCCAGTTCCTCGCGGCGGATCTCGTACTGGGTGTTGCGGAAGAGCTTACGCAGGATCTCGTTGCGCTCGGAATCATCGGACCAAGGAGTGGCATCGAAGCCGAAGCGTAGACCTTTGCAGGACTCGATAATCCTGCGCCACGAATCGGAAGGCGCATGCTTGGCCTCATCGACGATGATCAGTTTCTTGCGTGAGAAATCTACCGACTCATGGGGGCAACGAACCTCGACGCGGGAGGTATCGACGCCCATAGCTTCAAGCGAAGCGATCGCCTGCTGACAGGTCTCGCGGGTCGGAGCGAGCCATCCGAAGGTCCAATCTGGCCATTGGCAATAGTGCTTGATGATGGATGAGGCGATGACTGTCTTGCCGCATCCAGCAGGGGCGATGATGAGTCCATCGCCCTGATTGGCCCACTCGACTGCTCGTTGTTGGTAGGGACGAAGCAGAAAGGCTTGCGTCGGAACGATTTCGGGATGATTCTTGGTCTGCATAGCGTGTCGTTGCGCTCTGTATTGTTTGTTACGGACTCGTTGTCACCCCCCGGAGCTTGCACACTCCGGGGGGCTTTCGTTTTCAGGGCTTAGATGTCATCGACATCAGCCGGAACCTTCTTCATGCGTTTCACGCGGAGTGTAACCTGTTCGGCCCCGTGCTTGTCAGTGTACTTCTCCTCTTCGAGGACGACCACCAACTGGAGTCCAACGAACCCCTGAAGGAATCGGAAGAACGCGCCGCCGATGGAGAAGTCGAACTCATCGCCATCGCTGATGTTCGCCTCAGTGGCACTGATGAGGGCCTGAAGCCGCCACATCATGGTCTCCTTGAGAACGAAGCGGTCGCTGATGACCTCTCCGTTGCCGCCCTTGTAGCGCAGGGTGCAGACGGGGTTCCCGTTCTTGTCGAGGTTGTCATCCTTGCAGGAGTTGACGGTGACGATGTATTCGCCGGGGCTGGCGAACGGCTTAACTTCGGCTTGTGAACGATCGACTGTGAATTTCATAGTGTTGTATTTGTTTGTTTATTCGGACTGACGAGCCGCCCACGCGGGCAGCGAGAGTGTTTGAGTGGTTGAGGAGTAACAAGGCCAAGAGTTGAGTTCCTGGCATTCGATGAAGGTCTTGAGTTGTTCATCGATGATGGAGTTTCCAAGATCGATGGCCTGCTGATCAAGCTCGTAGCAGGCGACACCGAACGGAGCCTCCTTCTCGACGGCGATGAAGATGAAGCGGTTGATGCCGGTGATGCGCTGGTACCAAGCGGCTTGGACATGGTAGCGGAACTGAGCGCAGGACTTGGCGAACGCGCTTGGGGACGCATCCTGCGTGGTCTTGAGGTCGATGATGTAGTCCTTGCCTATGCCATCGATACGGGCTTTGACCTCAATGCCGGACCAATCGGTAAAGTAGGAGACCTCGGCTTTGATTCCATCCAGTAGGCCAGAAGCAGCAGGATGGGCGTGAACCGCCGCGGCGACTCCGTTTATGCAATCCCACTGCTCTGGTATGAGCGGGGTGAACCCGTTGGCGATCATCAGTTGGTAGTCCTCCTTACCCTGCTTGGAGCGGCGGTCCCCGGTGAAGAGCTTGTAGGTCAGGATGAACCGCTCTGGCTCTAGGACAGCGCAGTGCGCGGCGGAACCGAACTCCAGCGCGGGGCTGGTCTCGTTCTTGGTCCTGCCATCCTGCCAAGCGCGGAAGTGAGCGGGGGACTTGCGGAACTGGTCGAGGCCGGACTTGGATAATGCCTTCGCCTCGTGGTAATCCGCGGCGGGCATGTCGTACATGATATCAACCATTGGACACCTCCGTGGTGGCGATCTCAGGAGTGACGATGACCGGCAGCTTACCTAGGATCAGGTCAGGCTTGGCGATGTACTTGGAGGCATGAGCATCGGTGAGATCTCGGAAGGTCTGACCTTCTTGGATTCGACCGGCCTTGATAAGCAGGGCGTTGACCTCTTCCTCACGATCCTCGAACAGGGCTTCGAGTTTGGCGGTGATGTCGAAGCTCTTGGTGGGAGCGGCAGCAACCTCGGTGATAGCAGGCTGGAAGTCCTCGGTCTCCTCCGGGGTGTAGATCCCGGCGACGACCTCAGGAGCGAGCATGCGAACCGCTTTGCTGATGCACCGAGCGCGGAGCATGGCGGAGGGATCCTTGGCCCACCCAGAGCCGGGTTTGGCGGGGAGCAGGCCAGCGAGCTTGGCGTCTTCGGTGGTAAATGAGATCTCGCAGGAGTTGCCGTCGTAGGTCCAGAGTGCGATTGCAGCGCGGGAGTCGAACTGCTTCCAGAGAACCTTGCCACCACGGGCGCGGTATCCGGCGAGCATGGCATCGGAGCGCATGGAAAGAGACCCACCGATGATGTGGTACTCGCGCTTGAAGTCGAAGGGTGTCTTCTTCTCGGCGGCGCACTGCCACGCGATGAGTTTACCTTGTTCGACCTTGGTGCATCCCAGCATTCCGCTGGAAGCAATCCACTCGCCCATCTTCTCGATGGCGGTGATGGGGTCCGAGATCTTATCGTACATCTCGGATGATGGCTGTTGCGTTGTCGTTGCGATTGCGTTCATGGATTTTGTTGCCGTAGCATTTCTTCGATTACGTCGGAGCGGACACGGATCGTGCGCTTGGTGGCCTTCATGGCCGGTAGCTTACCTCCCCGGATCCAGCGACGAACGGTCTCGGGATGAGTCCCGAGAGCCGTTGCGATCTCTTTGATGGTCAGGAGTTTCACGCTCACGTCGTCGAAAGTAGAGACGTGCCGCAAAACGTGCAAGAGAATTCGTGCGAATTTTATTCGGACGAGTCTGAGCGAAGGTACCTAGCCACCGTTTGCTGCATCAATGCAGGGGGCAATTCGGCCAATTTTGCGATCCTTTCGAGCTGTTTTTTACGAGTAACCATCCCAGTTGCACCAGCCCCGTGAGCCAGTGCCGCAGCAAGTCCTTGATAGCCCAGAAAATCGGTCAAAGACCCCAATCCTGGAGTCGTACCGAGTTTTTCAAACACTGATCCACTGACTGTCGCTCCAGCTCCCGCTGCCCGTTGCTTGGCCTGATTGATGACCCTGAATCCGGGTACGATTTGATTCTGAACGATGTCGAAAAGATTCCGGCCAAGAATGGTCTGTAGCTTGGCTGCGCTATCCGTTCCGGCCATCTCCTTGAGAGAGTCAAGTCGAGCAGCCATACCGGAAGCACCGGGAGTCCCAGCGCGAGTTCCTCCCCCTTCAGCAACCTGAAGAAGAAGCTCCTCAATAGCTTTGGCGCGGATTGCAGTCTGGGTGGCCAGAGCAGATGAAGATCCGGCTACGGCCCGTCGTTCCAGCGCATTCATCACGGTTCGCGTGGTTGCGACATCAGGAAGCTGATTAACTGCGCTGGAAAGAAACCTAAGGCTTGCAGGAGTGCCGTGCTGGAGCAAAGCAAGCACTGCCTCAGGCCCTTGCTGTTGAGCAGCAGGCAATCGTTCAATAAAGCTGACGAACCTGTTAAGCTCAGTCGTATTTCCAAACCCAAGTTGAGAAAGAGATCCTGGGCTTGTGCGTTCAATCTTATTGAGATTTGCCGCAAGCGAACTCAGATCAAGTTGCTGTGTTGTTTTGTTGATCGAGTTCTCAATAATTCCTGATTTAACAATATCGTTCAGGATCTGAGGATCAGGAACTTTCCTTACTCCAAGTTTTCTTAAATCAGAGAGTAATTGAATAGCGTTTTTGAACGCAGGAGCTTCTGCCCCTTGTTGGGATACTCTTCCAGTATACAGCTCAGCCATCTGCCCAAGCTCTTCAGAACCTTCCTTGAATGCTTGAGATACTCCAAAGTTATCAAGTTGAGGTGTAAATTCGGACCAGAACTTGTTAGCGGTCTTTAGTGATTGATAATCGGCAGGTTTTAGAAGATAGCTTCCTTGATAATCAATGCTTTTTGTTATAAGGTTAGCTACGTCCCTGAGATCTTTTTTAGCCTTGCTTATAATTGGATCAGAGCTTGATGATAAATCGTACAACTTTTGCCGTATCGCCCTAAGTTGTGATAATGAAGCTGGAGATTGATTTTCTAAAACAGAATTCAATTCATCCAAATACGGTATAAACCTTCGATTCTCATCTCCGCTTTGCAAATATGGGTGGTTTTTCTTAAGGTCTAAAACAGCCTGCTCAACAGATTTTTCATTTTTACCTGCTTTTAGTCCGAAATTGAAAACCTTGTTGTTTTCAAAGAATTGAACAGGTGTGTACAAAATATCCGAGTGATCTTGAATAGCCTTCTTGGTATCCTCAAGGGTGTTCTCAATTGCGGTTCCCATTTTTGCCGATTGAAAAGGAAGGGCGGTTAAGATTTGCTGCTCTCTATTGACAACTCTCCTAAATGCGCTTTCAGCATCTTGAAGTGCTTCTTGAGCGAGACTCCTTTGGGCAGCAGTTCTTGCATTAACAACGGCTTGCTCGGCACTGATTAACCCTTTCGATTCATCAGCAATGCGAGCAACAGTGCTTGGATCAGTGATTCCGAACTGATTGAGAATTTTGCCTATAACGCTTTCAGACGTTCCAGCTTGTCCCTGCAATCCACGAACAGCGGCAGTGATTGCATCGGATTGCTCAAGAAGCTGACGGTTCAGTTCTTCGCCACCAGTTCTGGCTGCAATTCGTTTTTCAAATCCAGCCAAGACTGGAAATGCCTGACCAATTGTAGCTCTAACGCCTCGTCCAATGCGTTCAATGTCTTCAATATTTGGAATAGCTTTTCCGATCAAATTAGCTCCCGCTTTTGCGGTGCCTCCAATAGCGGTTAATGCACCTGGAATAACTGCTCCAATAGCAGATTCTTTTGCTGCGCTTAAACCGAAGTCATCAAAAGGACTTTGGACCTTTCCCTCAACTATTCCTGCTCCAAGCCCACCTAAAGCTCCTGCCCCTATGGTCGCCCTGGTTGCGCCAGGAAAGCCTCTAAATACAGGTATTCCACCTCGAATCGTTGCTCCAGCAATCTCTCCAAGTCGATAATCTTGATCCTCATCAAGTTTCTCAATGGTTTGCGCTCCAGCTTCTCCAGCAAGAGAAGAACCTGCTCCCGCTGCGATTTGGATTGGAATACTGGCTCCACCGGTACCCAGTGCGACTGCCAACGGAACTCCGTATCGAAGCGAGGCTTTTCCAAGATCTCGCATCTTTTCCTTTTGAATTTCAGCAGCCTCATCCATTGCTTCTGCACCAATGGTTTCTTTGGTAGGAGGCAGGAATGCTCCTGAAGCCATTTGGTATCTTCCAATTGTTGCGGCTCTTTGATCGGACGCATATCTCCGCACGGTATCGGAGATGACATCACGCGATGTTCCGTCTGGAAACGAAAGGATTCCGACTCCTTCAACTCTTACCTTGATGGCCATGTTATTTGATCTCCCTTCCTTGAGCATCCATGTTAATGATAGTGTCTACAGTGTTGGTTCCACCCGCTGGCACCACTTGTCCGATCTTACCCTTCTTGCCAAGATTTAGGAAACCGAATTGATCCCTAGTATCAAACCAGTTCTGCCTAGCCTCCTTAACCTCTCTTTGAGTTGCTGGATCAACAAAGATGGCGTTGCGATTAAACCGTCTTTCAATCACATCATCCTTAAAGGCAGAATCAATGAGCTTCAATGCACGAGGCAGGAAGTTGGCCGACTCTGGATCACCAAAAAGCATCTTTGCAGACCTCAGTTCGTTCCCAGTAAGAGAAGCACCGAACAGCGTTTTCCTCTTTCCAGAAACATAAGCCTCAAACTCTTGAATCACATCGTTTAGAGCAGCATACCTTGGGTCTTCAACACCGTATTTGTTCTTAATACCAGTAATCCATGACTTGAAGCCGTTGAATCCTTTCTGAGAAACCTTTGCCAAATCGCCGGCACCTTGAAGTGCTGATATTGATTGAGCAAGTGATCCTGCCATTCCAAGTCCCTCTACATAGGAATTAAGAGCATCCCTCTCATCCTTAGCCATAGCCCTAGTAACGCCAGCAGCAACTCTAAACTCTTCGTTATCCTGAGATGATTGAGGAAGCTGAGAATAGAGAGACTGGAGCTTCTCTTTGTCTGGCTTTTCAGCCTTAAGCTCTTGCATGAAGCCTTTAAGAGACTCCTGTTCAATTTTACGTTTCTTTTCAAATTGAAACTCCCGATTCTTTTGCTCGTATTCGCGTCCAAGTATGTTGAAGCGAACAACGGCTTCTTCATCAGGTATCTTGCTGAGATCCTCGACCATCGGGATTTCTCCCTTTTGTTGAAGGAACGCAAGTCCAGCCCTAGCTTGCTTACCTCTATCTTCGGAATAGATTCTGCTTTGAGACCTTGCTCTTTCCTGCTCAAGCATTGCAGAAAGTTGGCCAACTGGCATGTCAGGCGAAGCTGTAACTCCGTATGCGCCAAGTTGAGCAACGAGATTTGGACCAAGCTTGGCACGTTCCAAACTGGATTGCTGTTCAAATTCAGCCCTTCTCTTTTCCAAGTCACCTTGAGCCTGAGCTGCTGCAATTTGGAATGCGGGATCAGATTGATACGGAGACTGATAGGGTCCGGTGGGGCTTTGAATACCTTCTCTAGCTCCTTGCGCTGCGGCAAGAGTCTTACGAAGAGACTTGTTCCTGAAGTCGGCCATTCTCTCATCAAACGTTCCTCCGGGACTAAGTTCGATTCCCTGCTGAATCGAATTGATCAGCAACTGACGCTCCAGCATCCGCTGCTCATCCCTCTTCCCAAACTCCTCCTGTAGCAACGCCTGACGCGCCCGAGCGGCCTCCTGCGCCCTTTGAGTGCTTCCGCTGATCTGGCCGGCCAATCCACCGGTCAGGACATTGAAGATATTGGAAGCGACACCGGGACGGTATCTAGCTTGGGTCTCAATATCAGCAGGGTCGAAATAATTAGGTGTAGCCATAGATCAGTAGCCTCCAGCGAAAGTGTTCTTCTTACGAATTGTTCCGGGTGCGACGGGCATCGGTGCCGCGCTTCGATCGGGGTTGAGTTCGCTTCCCATCGGTTCCTCGACGGGAGCGATGCCGTAGCCTTTCATCCGCTCCATCATGCGCCTCTGAAGCTCATCCTCACGGATCTGCTGCATGGCCAACGCCCGCTGTTCGAGCTTGTCGTCCATGCCGGTGGCTTTGCCGTAGAGACCTCCGGTGAGAAGGTTCCCGAGCCGTTCCATGATGCTGGGATCGTACTTGGCGGCTTCGCGTACCAGCTCCGGGTTGGCGCGGAATGCCTCGACCTCGGCCATCTTTTGGCGTTCGAGTTCTTTGTCTCGGCCCGAGAGTTCGTTGTACAACCCTCCGGTGGCGAAGTTGGCGGCGTTCTGTAGGAAGTTCTCGAAAGCCATAGTGTTACTCCATCAACGATCTGCCTGCGCCCCTGCCGCGGAGAACCCGCATAGCCGCGGCGAGGATCTCATCGGGGTCGTAGTTGACATCCTGGAAGTAGCCGGGGGCAAGCCTTTCAACAGTCCTACGAGCGGGAATCGGAACCTCGGTGGGCATGTTGAACGGACGGATGATTGATTGCCTGTTGGTGGCAGTCACCGGAACTCTTGCCGTTGAAGTCGGCAAGGTGGTCGCGGTCTGGAACGTGATCTGAGGCTTATCAAGCGGTATCAGACCAGGAGTGGGTGGCTTTGCCTCGACAGTGCCGGGAACACCAGTGTTCTCGACATAGTATGGCTTCTCCCCTCCTTGGACAGGGGTCGTAACAACACCGCTAAAAATGTTGGTATCAACATCTTCGACCTTTGGAATACTGGTTTCAGGGAGAGGATTTACAACAGTCGATACCGGAGGCTGTTGAAGGTCCATCGTGCCTTCCCTGATGTACCGCTCCCTGTTCTCAGGGGTAATCAGGCTGATTCCGGAGTCCTCCCCTTCGCTACTGTAGGTGGCTTCTTGGGGAGCAGGAGCAGGAGTCGGGGTTGGCTGAGGGGTAGGCTGAGAAACCGGAGTGGGAGCCGGCGTGAACGTCTGGATGTTGCTCAGGTCTACAGGAGGACGATAAACCTCGGTCCATCGAGTTGGCCCACCAGTGTACGGAGTCGGTTCAGGGGTCGGCTCTGGAGTCGAGTAGTAGCTCAGCGGATCGACAGGAGGAATCGCGTATCCGGATGCGGTTACTGGACCGAACTTGGGGGCTGGAGGGGTTGAAAGATCGACTGCTGGCCTATTGTATTCCCAGTCATCGATCTGCCAGTCCCAGCGATTCCCAGCGTCATCGAAAAATTCATCTCCAACTCGGAGTCCGCCAGTGCCAGGAATGATCGCTCCCCATGGCAGATACTCGCCGTTGGCAAGATACAGCTTCTCAGACGCCTGATTCGGACTTGATGACTCCGTTTCAGATCCTGACGTATCTGTGCTGGTATCGCTTGCCATAGATCAAGCTTTGGGAACCAAGCTCTTGATTCGACCGAGCATCCAGTTGGCCACCAGCTTCTTCGCCTTCGGCTTGTTCTTGAGCCACTTGGCGAACTTCTCGGCATTGCTGTCATAGAAGCTCTTGAACCAAGCGGGTCCGACGAGTTCCTTCCAGAAGAAGAACGCCTCCCACTGATCGGGGATACATTCGCGGGCGACGGAACACATTGCTGCACCGCCGAGGCTTCCAATAGCACCGGTAACGCCCTTGAGAATCGATAGCGGAGAACCGGCCTGCGAGGCTTGGAAAGCGTTCTGAGCATTCTGCAACGCGAAGCTCGAACCCATCTGCATGAGCTGACCGGGTCCAGCCTGCTGCATTCCTTGGAACAACTGAGGAGCAGCGAACGGCGAAGCACCCTGCTGGAGACCACCGAGCTGAGCGGCTTGGGAGACGATCGGCTGGAGTCCCAGAGCGGACTGGATGTTCGCAATGTTCTGCTGCTGTGCGCCCTGACCCTGTTGCTGCGAGGTCAACTGGCTCGCAAAGCTTTGCTGCATCGCGGTGTTCCGCTGGCCGGTGGCCGCGAGGATGTTCTGGAAGGCTTCCTGCGCCTGTCGATTGGCGACATCGCTGGTGGTCTGACCGCTCTGGAGTAGGCCAAGAGCCTGCTGACGGCGTTGGACATCGGCGTTACCGATCGCTTCGCTGACAGCGCGGGCCTCGCGGAATGCGGAGAGGTTACCGAGGACGTTGCCGGAAGCGGTACCGCGGGCGCGAACAGCCTGCTCAGCGGCTCGAATCAAAGCAGGATCGAGCGTACCAGCCTGAGCGAGACCGGCACCGATCTGGCGTTCGAGATCGCTGCGGATCCTCGCGGCCTCACCGGTATCCTGGGGACCACCCGGCATGCCTACGCGCTCGTAGGTAGGCGCGGCGATGGTTTCCTCGGCGATGGGCCGACTGCCGATGTCCTTGAGGAACTGGGCGTAGAGTCCTGGCTCGGTGGCGGTACCGTAACGCTCAGGATCGAGGGCTTGAAGCTCCTTACGACGTTGCTCGGCAAACTGGGTTCCGTATGCCTTAGCGGCAGCAAGCTCACGCTCAGCTTGAATTGGAGCCAGATCAGCGAGTGCTTTTCCGATAGCAGTCGTCTGAGCGATGTCGGAAACGTCCTTGAAGTCAACCTCTCTGAACTGAC